CGCCCCACGTCCTCGGCATAGGTGTCGTTGTAGGTGCCGAAGATCAGGGACTTTTCCGGGTGGAGCCCGGAGTACCACGACATGAACCGCTTGGACGCCAGCTCGGTCTTACCGTGGCGGGGCGCGCAGTTGATGATGAGGCGCGTGATCTGCCGGGACTCAACCTTCTGGAGGGCGTCCGCAATCGCCTCGTGGACACGGGCCCGCTGGTAACGGGTCAGGTTCACGTCATCCGGGTCTTTGAAGTCCGGCATCGTGAAGGCAGTGTAATCCAGCAGGTCGTCGGCGGCCCGATCGGCGGCGAGCAGCCGCTGCACGATCTGCCGGCGGCGCTGAATTGCTGCGAGCGCCGGGGACATGACGGGCATTAGCGCGGCACGTCCTTGAGCAGCGCCTGCGCCATTGATGTGATCCACGGCCACCAGACGGCGAGGAACGCGAGGGTGGCGGCGACGGCGGCGATGATGACGCCGAACTTTCGGCCACGCTTGAGCGCTTCGTCCCACCAGAGTCGGTCGGCCAGCATTTCCTTGAGCGCTGCCTTCTCGGCGGCGGACAAGTTCAGGATGTCGAGTTCTTTGCCGGGATCACTCACTTGGCCATCACCTTGAGAGCCGCCGTCACGGAGCCGACGTAGAAAAGCCAGCGGATCATGTCGCCCGCCCAAGACCGCATTTCGGGCGTCGGAAGGTTCGCGATGTCGAAGGGGAAGCCGAAAACAGAGTCGGCGATAACCATTGTCCACCACAGCCCGAGGGGCGCGATGAACAGGGTTATGAGCGCCCAAAACCAGGGGAACCCCAGCTTGGCTTTGTTCAGGTCGGTTTGGTTGCCGTCTTGCGCGGACAAGGCGCGAAGATATTCCAGCCGCTGTGCATTGGCGTTGTCCACCTTGGTGGAGAGCTGGTCGAGTACCCTGCCCAGCGCGGGACTGGACAGGGCCGACAGAGCAAAGCTCAGAAGCGAAGCGAACATCGGATTACTTGCCGGGCCGCTTGGCTTCTGTGTCGCCCGCGCGAACCGCAGCGCGCGGGCGCATGACGATATTGAGCAGCAACGCCGCCGCTAGGGCGTAGCGCTGATACTGGGCCGGAATGATCGCGAGGACTTCCGGCGCGGAAAGCAGGTCCGGAAGAACGATCAGAGCGATCAGGGCGGTGTTGACCGCCCACGTTCGCCAACGGATGAGCGCATCCCAAAGACGATCAAGCATGACTTCTTCCGAGAAGGACGGCGGCGAAGGGGATGACGAGCGCGACGATGAGCCCCCACAGAGACGTGTTCTTCTGAGTGGGTGCCGCGGAAGTCGTCGCGTCGGGCGGGTAGGACGGAACGGCTGGGGTTGAGAGAGTTCGCGCCCACAGCTGGGCCTCCCAACTGCGGCGGGTCACGAGCCCGGGGAGTTCCCGCAGCTTGCCGGTCTTGGGGTCGCGCGCTTTCGTCCAGCGCATGAGCTGCGCAGGTACCTCGGCGTAATCCCCGTCGTTGAGGCGGGAGAGCAGCGTAGAATTGGCGAAGTTGCCGGCGCCAACGTTGAACACGAAGTCCACCAAGGCATCGAACTGGTTCGGGCTCAGATCAACCTTGACGAGGCGTCTGACGACGTTCTCGGCGATGTCCAAGTCCGCCTCGAACAGGGCGAGCGCACGGGCCTCTGTGATCTTGCGGACGCCCACATCGGCGCGGGCGACCCCCGCAGTGTGCCCCCAACCGATCGTAGGAACGCCCGCCGCGTCGAGATACGCCGTCAGCATCAGCTTTTCGGCGGCCTTGATGTGCGCTTTGAGCGAGTCGCTGGAGTCCCGGGGGAACGTCGGCATGGCTGTCCGGTGCGTTTGTTGCGTGTGTACTTCTTTGTAGGCAACAAATAGCCTGATTTGCCGGGGGCGACGGAGCGAAGTTGGGGGTTAGCTTTTGCGTCGCAGCTTGAGCCAGCCGGCGAACATGAGCGCGCCGATGGTGGCGGTTGCAATCAGCGCCGGGATCGAGAGTTCCCACGCCCCCGCCCGCGCAAAGCACGCGGCCAGATCGACGTTGGACTGCGCCCAGCGTGCCCAGTCTCCTGGGTGCTGGAACCAAGCTAGGTCGTGGTTGACACAGCAGGAAGATAGATCAGCGCCGCGCCAGGTCTCCGGGAAACCGGTGCAGCCATCCGAAACGAAGCCGTCAGGCAACGGCATCTTGGACCGTGAACTTTGCGACCATGTTGGCCACGCGCTCAGCTTCCGCTTGGGCGGCAGCGCGCTGGGCGTTCAGATTGGTGATGGTGTTGTCCAGCCCGTCAACCTGCCCGTTCGCCGACGCCAAGGTGTTCAGGAGATAGTTCAGGACGTTATGGCGCTCCTGCTCGGTTGCCCCAAGAGAGGCGAGGAACGCGTCCAACTCAGGCTTCAATTGGATAGACATGCTGGCTCCTTTGACCTACCGCCAGTGAACGGCGGCGATTGAGGCGGCGTTGGTGAGGGTGAACGTTGTCGTCGCGTCCGCTGCCGCGATGGCGTAGCCGGCTTGGATACCGTCGTTGCTCTCTACGTCCTGATCCACGCTGATGGTCCAGTTCGTCGCGGTATTGGCGGTTCCGGAGTTGCCGGTAGCGCCGACAATTGTGATGCCATCCTTCTTCACGGCCACTGACGTAGACACCGACGATGCCGGCGTACCACCAACGCTGTTGACCGACTGCGGCGACGTGCTCTGGAGGTCGTAGAGCGAAAACACCGCGATGGCAGAGCGGTTATCAGCCGTGTTGAGGGTTACGTTGACGGTGGTCGATGTCCCAGCGGGGACGCTCAGGGAAAAGATACCAACGTCAGGATTGCCCGTTCCGGTGTTGACGTGCTTCGTCGCGGCGACGCCACCGATGGTCAACGAGGTGACAATGTCCGACCCGTCAAAGTATGACGACAGAAGCACCACAACAACTAGACGTGAGGTTGCCGCCGCGCCGATGTTCACTCCGGTGAACGAATACGAGCTGACATCGGTAGTGGAGAAATAGACCCCACAATAGGAGACTGACGGGGGAGTGCTAGCTCCAGAGAACATGCCAAATGGGATCATGCGATGCTCCCAAAGAACAACCACTCGTCGGTAGCAATCTTTACCAGACAGGCAGTAGAGTACTGTCCAAGGACCTTCAGCTTGCCGCCAGAAGACCGGATCGTCACCCCAGCGGCACCCGCTATGGTGATCTGGCCCGCGCCGAGTTGGCCCAGGTTGATGACGGCTCCGACCTCAAAGGCCGCCGTTGCATTAGTCGGGACGGTGAAGGTCTGCGCCGCCGCGTTGTTGCCGGTGACGAGCTTGCCCGCGTCCGTGAGGACGAAGGTGTAGGTCGTGCCCGTCTGCGGGTTGTAGCCCGTGACCTTGGTGTTGACGTTCAGGGCAGCGTAAAGCGCGTCAGCCTTGGATTTGAGGAAGTTGGTCCAAAGACCGCTCAGCGTCAGCTTCCTGTTCGCGAAGCTCGCCGCGCTATCTTGGATGTGGGTAATGTCCGCATCCACGGGCGAGGTCTTGGCTGTGAGCGCGTTGAGGTCCACGACGGGACCGGCGGGACCCGTCGGGCCCGGGTCGCCCTGCGGACCCTGAATGCCTTGAATGCCCTGCGCGCCGGTCGCCCCGGTGGCACCGGTGGCGCCGGCCGCGCCAGTCGCGCCAGTATCGCCTTTCGCCGCCACCAGGGACCAGTATGTGGTGTTGGTCGGTAGGTTGCCCGTCGAAGCCAGAATGTTGATGTAGGTCGCGCCGTTGTAGCTCACGGCGTCGTCCGGCGCGTAAGCTGTGCCACCGGAGTACGCGCCACGGAACGTCATGCCGCGCGCGCCCTGCGGGCCAGTGCTGCCCTGAATGCCTTGCGGGCCCGTGGGGCCCTGAATGCCCTGGATGCCTTGGACACCTTGGATGCCCTGCGGCCCGGTCGGCCCCTGAGGGCCCCGACCGAACATTGCGCCCGTTGACCAGTCGCCCGAGGTGTTCGAGAGCTTGAAGTAGATCAGGCCGTTGGTGGCGTCGAGGAACGAGAAGCCCGCCGACTGCGCGTCGTAAGTGGACTTGCTGGCGGCGGGGCCGATGGCGCTTGGCGTGAAGCTCTGGCCCGCCACACCCTGAATGCCTTGGATACCCTGAATGCCTTGGGCGCCTTGCGCGCCGGTGGGGCCCACCGGACCCTGCACCCCCTGCGGCCCCTCAGGGCCGGCGGGGCCGGCCGGGGCAGCGTCGCCTTGTGGGCCGGCCGGGCCGGGGGCGGCGGGAGACC